GTATTTTTTACGTTCTTTCATGTCACACCTATACTTAATTATTTCTATATTTATAAAACCATTATATATAGAAGAAACTCGGAAATTTCTATACTGAACTATCTCTAAATGTATTTAAAAAATGGTCAAAAGTAGGTCAATTTTATATAGCAATCCCCTCTTGCTTAGCATCTTCAAAACCTTATTGATAAGTAATTAAATAAAAAAGCGCCCTCTTTATTGAGGAGCACTTTGAATTGACAGAATATCAATAAATTTAACCTTTATCGTTTCATAACCACTTTCTATATGTATCAATTGAGTTTGTCCATCCAGCTTAACAATTCTACCCTGGATAGGCTCTCTTTGCCATAAAGTTAATGAAACTTCATACTTTTCATTGTAGGCTTCAACTACTGCATTTCCTAATTCCTCTATTTCAAATTCATCTCTTTTTGGTCTTTGCGGCTTTGATTTCTTCTGCATTTTTACTCCCATGGTTAAGCTCCTCTCCTTACACTTCTCACTGGACCCATCGATAAAACATTACAAATTTTAAAAGTGCGTTGCTGCCGTCTGACATAACAATAGGTACGGAACGATTCATCATAAACTGATAAGACTTTAATTCTTCGCTGACTAATATTTCCCTTGTTATCTAGATAAATCATTTCTAACTCTTCTCCACTGACCGCAGCTCGTGTAAGTAATCCTTTCATCGATAAGCCCCCTTTCCATAAATTATATACGAACTTTTGTTCGATTTCAATTGATAAAAGAACAAATGTTTGCATATAATATTAAGAAAGGAGATGGGAATATGATTCGTGACCGCGGGAAAATGAAATGGCAGAGCGCGTTTTTTATGCCGGAACATGTGAAGTTGCTTAATGATATTCAAATTGATGCTAACAAAACATCTAAGCCGCAACTCGATGAACAACAACTGGAAGAGATACAAATTGTCATTATGGAATCTCTTGATTACACTCAGCCCATTAAGATATCCACTTGGGAAAATGGTTTTACTAATCATATGACTGTAATCGTTGATAACTTGGATATGATAAAGAAAGAAATTAGAATAGAAATACAAAATGATTATGAAATGAAATGTATACATATCGATAAGATAATTGCTGCAGAAAGGATATGACCCCATGACTAGGATACCTGAAAATGATCGCGATCTAATTGAACAGGCCATATACTTGCCCATGATTGTCATTATTCTTGAACGTGATTTGCAGATTATTGAGAAGGCACCCTTTAAAATTAATCGTCCTTATATTACGCTTGTGGAAAATACACTTAAGAAGGTACAACGGGACCTAAAAGAAGTAAGAGATAAAATGAGAAAAGGGAATATGAAGGTTCACCAAGTTAGCCGTGATGATACTTTTACGATGTTTTCATTTCTGTATAAGGGATTTGAGGAACAGCATAATTACTTTAATCCTCGGCTTAGAAATAAATGTGAGGAATTGTTGGATTTTTATTTGAATAAAGAAGACTGAATGAAACCTAAAGATATACTTCATTACAAGGATAAAAAAACTTAAAATTACGAAAGCCCCTTTTTCTTAAAAAGGGGATAAGTTTAGGTTTATATTATTTTTATTTTGCCATTTGATTCTCGATTTTTTCTGCTATTTTAGCACTGATTACTCGTCCTATTTCAGAAAAAAAGGTAGATCTGCTATCATTTGTCCATTCTTCACTTTCTTTATCGTTTCCGTAAGAAGTGAGTATTTTTGGTAAAACTTCCAAAAACGTCATTAAAATTACTTTAGATTTCATTTCTTCTTCTTGTACGTCCATCATGAACATGTATTCACCTGTATAACTTTTAAAATCTATATCCACATTACCAAATAAATCTAATTTATAATCTATAGTTTCATTATTATACTCAATCCTAGTATTTATTTGGGTCAAATCTTCATTTTCAAATAAAAATGAAAGTGTACTCAGAAGATTCAATATTCTATTACCAGAACCTTTTACTTCTGCTAGTCGATCTTTTGTTTCACCCTTGAACCCAATGATACTCTTGATTAATAAACGTGATTCTTCTTCCAGTGATTGATTACCATGGTTTAGAACTTTATAAATCATCCAAATAAAAAAATCATCAACTAAAGTAATTGGGTTGGGTGTAATCTCCAATCTCTTACTATAATTGTTTATCTTTCTTAATATAGTTTTTGTAACATCGTTAGAAGAACGATTAGTAATATATTGCGTAATTACTCCATCGGTGAAAATTACTATATAACCATCTATAGAGTAAATTCTGTTTGACCTCATTGGGTTATTCTCTTCTCCAGCACGTACTCTTTCATAACTATAATTTATAAAATTATATGTTATTTCTATGTCATTTAAATTAATGCTCTTATTTTCTTCAAAAGTTATATTAACACTATATTCTAATGGTTGATTATTATAAGGATCTTTATCTTCTTGGATCCATTCACGATAATTCATTACATTAGCCATGATATCATCCATTGACCTATCTGAATTATCAGTCCATCGAGATAACGCCATCTTTAAATTCACTTCCTTGTTATGTTTATACCATTATTGAAAAAATCAATAGTAAAAAATTTCTTCCATCTACTAACATCTAACTGAGCTATAACGTAATCAGTATTTTTCTCATCATCATTACTTGCTATATTAAAAGTAATCGACCTCTCTAAAGAAATAAAATCTCTTTTTTGGGGTATTAGTTGTTCTATGTCAATCTTATATGTATTTTTTTCCTCATTAAATTCCATAAAATAAATTGATTTACTTTGAGGATCAATCCAGGATGGAAAGGAAACATATAATTTGGCTGGCAACTTTTTGTAGGGGCCTTTAATCTTAATAGACATTTTTATTGTCCTTGGATCTTCTCCAATTTTCATCTCATCTATATCATCATCCACATTTTTTATTACAACTTCTAGATCGAGTCTTCTTAAATTAAAATAATACATGGCGATAGATAAGCAAATATTAATAATTAATGTGTAAATTGCCATATCTATCGCCCAAATTACTCGAACATTCTCACTTAAATTTATAATTCCACCGAACGAAACATTTTTTGCAATAAGCATCAACGATATAGCTATTACAATAAAACTACGAGAATACTTACCAATTTCCTCAAGGAGCTTTCTTTTTCTATTAACCATTTAAGTAATTCTCCAGTGTGGGTTTCATAACTTTGTCAAAAAAATAATTGTTAATTTCCCCAATTATTATTCCATTTGATTTAATCTCTAATTTTATATTATCTATATAAATGATTATATTGCTTATATCAATTGACTCTCTTTCAATAGCCCAATCCAATTCTTCTCTTAATTTAATAAAATTTAACTTATTTTTACGAATAGCATGAAGGATACTTTCAACATTATCTTTAGATATTTTATCAGTGTTGTCACTTAGGTTTATATCCAAGATTAAACCTTCATGAGATAAAGTATTATACATCAACTCTGTCATTATTTCTGAATTGATAATTATTTGGCGCAGCCCTTTTTTTCTACTTTTCTTAATTAATTCATAATAGGTTTCTTTTTCTGGGTTATAAGGTACAAGAGCAGGAATATTTGTTCCTTTTTCATTATATTTAAAAACTTTACTGTAGCTCATAACAACCCCTCTTTATATTTAAATTTTCAGATTATTTTATAACTACTAATTACATAGTAGAACATTTTGTATATATTTAACACTAAAAAGATGAAAAATTTTACAATATGTTTTAATAAATAGGTCTTTTTACCCGTATTTTTTTATAAATCGATGACGTGGAAAGGAATGAATTCTTATTAAACTGGACGCAGAATGGTTAAAGTTGATTATTGAGGCAAAGAAACTAGGGATAACATTAGATGAAATCAGATTCTTTTTTGAAAGCAAAAAGCCCCTCAAATGAAGGGCTTCTTTTTATTACATTACCCTTAAAACTTGTCCAACACGAATTGTATAGTTGGCATCCAACCCATTCCAGCTACGGATTTGTTGAATCGTGCTGCCATATCTGCGGGACAACGCATAAACCGTATCACCAGAAACTACAGTATGGTAAACTGCTCCGCCAGATGGAGTTAAATTAAATGCACGGACTAATCCGTTCACATGACCTTGAGCAATAGCTTGCAGGAATGAAGACTGTTTTAATTTGTTCGCATCAACTACAGTATCAATGAAACCATTCTCTGTAAGAATAGCTGGCATTCTTGTCTCCCTGAGCACATGGAAATTAGCTTGCTTCTTGCCGCGATCACGAAAATCTACAACCTTTAAAATCTCTTCATGAATATAGTTTTGATAAGTGGTTGTTGGTGCACCTAACCCCGGATAAATAAAGTCCTCATAGCCTGTACCGCCGCCAGCGTTGATGTGGATAGATAGAAAGAAATCAGCTCCCCACGCATTAGCATCATTCGTTCTTTGTGCAAGTGATACAGTTTGATCTCCTGTGCGACTCATACGAACATCAGCATTACTATAATTTCTTAACAAATCACGTACTCTTGTAGCTATCTGCAATGTTAATGCTTTCTCCTGTAATCCATTACCTACCGCACCTGGATCGGTACCGCCATGACCTGGATCAATATAAATTTTTACCATAATAAAACCTCTCCTTTAATATATAAGTATTCCAATGGAAAAAGTAACGTTTGTACACTTTAACTAAATTCACATGGAAACCACCCCCTTTATAGACAGTAGAAAAGGCCGCCCTAGTGGACAGCCTACTTAGTCAATTTTTGCATTCTTAATGTTGCTCTTTGTCTTTTTCCTATGGCAGTAATATAGTTATTCTTAAACCAAGCCCAAGTTGCTGCGGCACCTGTAAAGATGGTACTCACTACTTCACCCCATAGTTGCTCACTACCTGGAATTGGATTCAAACCTGTTGCTACTAAGAATTGATTAACTAACGCTACTAATAATACTGCGGTTCTAATTACTGTACCCTTATCCATTTTCATTTTTATCATCCTCCAAATTTAATTGCTGCATAAAAAATGGCTACAGCTCCACCGATTATCGCAACAATAAGCGCGTTTGTAATCGATCGCCGTAACCATTTAGTGTCATCTTTAATTTCTGTTAAATCGCTCTTAATATCTTTGATGTCTCTTTCATGAAAGTCAGTTCTTTTAGTTAAAAGCGCAATTTCAGCATCCTGTTTCTCGTCTTTTTCTTTTATTTTTTCAATGTCACTTTGAATCTTCTGTTGCCAAATATCCAAGTTATTTACCTCCATGGCACTCTCCCCTAAGACCAAAATAAAAAAGCCCTATAAGGCTTTAATACATTTTTCTGTCTTTTATAATATCCTTTGGTACATTCTCTTTTTGTCCTGTTTTCAATTTACTCAACCATTTTAAATGATTGTGTGCATCCTTAATTTTGTTCTTTTGTTCATAATTATAAATTTCCCCGTTATATAAATCCTGTACAACCGCATCTTCGCCATTCCCAATCATTTTCATATTGTATTTTCTTTCAAGATAAAGAAGTTTACTAACAAATTCTTTTAACTCATCTTGTCTGGATTCTTTATTTTTAAACCACATGCTATTTACCCCCCTCAAGATATTGCGGACAGGGATTTGCACCCTGTATGTGCTGCTAGTTCCTCTTTTACGCCTCATTTAACCACAGGCCTCTCTACTGTGGCACACGTTCCCTAAGGGTAACTGCGTCTACCTTTTCCGCCACCGCATACTTATTAAGCTGTTATTCCTTCTTCTATAATATCAACTGCCCCTGCATACTCAGGTTGTGCCTTTAAATAAATATAACCTTGAGCTATAAAATTCAATGCGTCGATAGCTACACTAGGTACAAAAGAATAACTCCTTTGTTCGATAAGATTTCCTTTCAAGTGATTATCATAAACTGATACGGTCATACTTAAACCTTCTTTATTACCGTTAATTAAATCAATTTGATGATAAGAATTTACAAACATTAATTGCGTTCCGTATACTTCAACACTTGTACTAATTTGTAACGCCATACGTATTCCCCTCCTTTTATTGAAATCAATAAAAAACGTGCATGGACTTAAATATAAGTACCATACGCGTAAAAAGATGAACCTCCAGGGATTTCCTCACCCTGTCGAGAATATAAATTAACTTCACCAGTTGAAAGGATTTCTAGTAATGCTGTAAATTTGCCATTATCCGCTGTTAACGGCAGACTAATACGTGTTTTAGGTCGATATCCTTCAGGTAGGGTTGCGATTCTGAGCTTTCCATATGCCGCTATTGAAGAGTTGATTTTCGTGTACCCTATTGAAATTGCATTTACACCATCGAACTTGTAATATTCCATCTGAGCATTATCCATCACATTAGATAGATTCATTTTGTAGACTCCGGTATCGGTTGATTGTTTCCAATAACTATCATTTGTATAGTTAAAAAGTTTTCCGGAGCCTGTGCTTGGAAGTATGCTAGTGGGTTCAGCCTTATTATTTCTAGCGTATTTAATCAAGTCTACAAGGAATGAGCCGACTGTCCCGTCCGTTTCACCGTTTCGGTCAAAGTACTTTAAATACTTGCTGCTAACTATGGACAAGTTAATTCGATTGGCAGCGCCATATGCTTGAAAATCACAAAAACCTCGGTGAATAACACTGTTGTTAATTTCAATATTCAATAGATCCCCATTTTGAGTGACAGAGGTCGCATCTTTAGTGCCAGTTCTTATTGCGTAAATATCACAATCATCACACTTGATATTGATATTTGACGTTCCAAAGAGACTGAAATTCGCAAGTGAGTTTCTTATTTTCAGGTTAATCTCAACGTTATTATTAGCAATGTGAGGTAACTGGATATTAGCTAAATTACTATCAAACAGATTTGAATCAAATGTAGTATTTGGTATCTTCGCACCGTTCACCTCAATATTTATGGCACCGCTTAATGCCTGGTTGGAAATCTTCTCAGGTAAATACAACGTTTTGTGTCTTGCATCTTTTACACCCGTGCTGTAATCATTTATTTTTATGTTTGGCAGCGTGGCGTCATAATCTCCGGTAAATCCTCGCCATGTGAACAAGTAGGTACCTTGATGATCTGGATTCTTCATATGACAGTTGCTAATTTCAACATCAGGTAAATAAACCTTACGGCCACAATTATAATCAACTGTGTGAATTTGCACTAGATATAGAGAATGTATAGAAGTGCAGTTTCTAACGCGAATTAAGCCCTCAAACTCGGAAGCATAATCTGTGCGTGTGGTTATGGCAACAGGACTATTTTTACCTAGAAATACACAGTTATCAACATCTAAAATACCGCCACCATGTATAGTAATAGACTTATAGATAGTACAATCCCTCATAGTTAGGTCATAAGCGTTGGCATGCCCTGAAATACTTAGAACATTACTATTTGTTATTATCATATCCCTAAACCAGTTCCCGTTGATACCACTCCATCCATAAAGCTGAGAAACTCTATCTACATGAATCTTGCTTGATCGTGTGAACAAGAACAAATAACCCAAACCATTTTGTCCAGACAGGTAATTACGACCAATGGCAGGACAAAAGACATTTGAGATTTTTACATTATGTGACTCAATAAATTCAGCAATTGTATATAGTGGTGAAATAGTTGGTGAGGCTTCTTTTTCCACAATTAAACCATTTGTTAATTCCACGTTATTTCTATCTGATTTTATGATGGAATATAGTTTTGCGCCCTTTAGAACTACCTTCGGCATTTTAAAAGTTAATTGCTCCTGAAACGGCTTGTACAACACACGGAATCCCGTTGAAGTGCTATAATCCTTTGTCAAAGGATACGCAAGAGTTCCCTCATCTTCTGATATGGCGTTACTTTCGCTTTTATTAACTTGCTGCATGTTACCAGAATCATTTCGCATTAGGTCGACATCCAAGGTTTTAATGACAATGCTGCCGTTATTAAACTGGGATAAACTCGGAATGCTAACCGCGCCTTTTACGAATTCGGTTTGATCTAATTGGTCCGTTATTTCAACAGATGGTTCACCTGTAATTGAATACAGGTAACTAGTTCTATTAAATTCAATTGGTGCTGGATCTTGTATTGTTGTAATCAAAGTACTTCCGGATAAATCCACATCCGTTTTTACTTCAATCTCACCATTTAAAACAAATATTGAATTCCTCTGAATAACAGGTAACCCGTATTGATTGGCAAACTCATGTGCAGCTCGAATAGATTCTGTATCATCAGTCTCACCGTCTAAGGCTGCCCCAAACTCTTCATAAGAGATACCGACTTTATTCATATTCTGTGACAACTTCACGTCCATTGCATCTGCACGCTTACCCATTGTTTGGAATACTTCCCCAGTTACTCCTGATACATGAAAGTCTTTAATTTCAGTAATATCAGTCGCATTTGCAATCTGTTCATTATACTTTTTCTCAAGGATTTCTTGTTGCTTTTGAGTACTCTTTGATAATGTTGTGGTTTCAACCGTTTCCTTGTTTACAGCTTCCAGACCATCAGCGAGCGAGCCGCGAACTTTTCTTCCATAAATCGCTGTTTTAATCTCATTGATATGGTTTTGTATTTCAGCCAATTTCGCCGCCTCCTTCCTCAAGTTTAACTACACGATTAGTTAAATCGATAATCTGATTATTCATTGCTGAGATATCTGATGCGTTTTTTGCGATAGCTTCCTGCATCTGTTGTTTTTCTTCAACTGTGATGACACCTTGCAAACCTGAAACAATCTCATTCAGGTTATTAATCGCATCATCTATTGTTAAGATGGCTTCTGTGATAGCTGCCATACCCTCTATGGTTGAACCCTCAAAGTTATTCATATTTTCTTGTGTTTGTTGTAAGGATTTTTTGGTTGTTTCAAGTTCAACTGTTAACGAACCGATTTTACGAGTTTGATTCACAACTGTACTTTGTAAATTAACGACGGTCGCTTGTGTTTTGTTCGTCTCATTCTGATAATCTGACGCTTTTTTCAAGCGATCACCAAAGACTAAATCATTTTGATTGGGATTAATAATATCAATTGTTTTGGAAACTACCCTTAATCTGTCATCTATCCCCATAACCGGGTTAATAACAGGATAATCATTACCAACCTCAAATTGATCTGTGTCCAAACCGATAAGGAATAAATCAAGCGCTGTAATGACGTACTGCATCCTGACACGATTGTTAGATGATAAAAACTGCTGACCTCGTGTTTTAAGGATTGTGGGGCTATTTATATCATCCCAAACATGACTTTTAGCAAAGATTCCAAACTTCTTAATCGCTACAGTATCGTCAATATAATCTAGTCCATTGTTGACTGATTTAATAGTGATTCTAGCCTGACTTGCGTCGGTAGCAGTTTCGTCTTCTGATTCAATAGTTGAACCTAAAGGGATTAATCTAGTAATAATTTGAGATGGGTCAACCTCTAATTCAATACTTTTAAGATTCTTGGACAACCGAATTTCTGTAGGCTTGGCAGAACCAATCTTTTCTAAGTAATCCAGATATAAACCATCTGTTTCGTCCCTTAATCGTAATTCTCCACCTAAGCGATCTACTAATTTATCGAATATAGTATCAAGAGTTGAATCATAACCTAAATACCGATATATATTGTCAGTACTATTCGTTACATTAACCTCACCAAGCTTTATCTGTTTATCCTTACTCACATCTTTATTGTGATTATCTATAATCACTTGTAAAAAGTTCCTTGGTGTCATATTGTGATATTCACCATGTCGTTGTGCCGAATCATTCATATATCCCATTTTTGATTCACATAAAAAGGACTTGTGAAATACTCCATTTTCATTCATTTTGCTTGTAGGAGTAAGCACCCGTCCTCGGAAATCGTATTTATTTGTTTGTAAATTAAATACATCAACTAAAGTTGACATGGGATGGATCAAATCATATCCGGGATTATTGGGTAAAATGGAAAAACTAAAAGAATCAACCTGATTTATCCCCTGTTTGATAACTCCATTCTGTATCTTTGTTTTGTTGAAAGAAGGATGATGGATTACTGTTTCATCTCTACCATTAATTAATGTTACTTTGTACATTAAATAACCTCCTTTCTGAATAAAAAAGTGATTTTACCTTTCCCTATGATTCTAATTGGATTTTCACCAAGATTTAGTGCAAAATCTAATGATTCTGATTCCCCAGCAGGAATATTAAAATAAACACCATTCTTCACTATTTGCATTGCGGCACTGGATACAACAATAGGATTTATCATGTTTGCACCTGGATTATATAGAGTAGTATTAATTAGCCCATTCACGTTGTACTCAGTGATTTGAGCATAATCAGTTAAGAAATTGAATGAGTCCCAAATATCATTGCCTTCCAACAACTCACCCATCATGAATGGATAAGCAGTAAATACAACTGTAAGAGTGCCTCCGAATCTCAACTCATTAAAATCAGGGCCTTCTTCAACTTCTGCCAAAAAGTAATATCCTTCTATTACATCATCTATTAATTTATCTTGGCTTTCTGTACTCATTAGCCAATTTTGAAATTCTATTTTCATGGCAGTAAATCTAGCTTTATCTTGATCTCGGATATTAAAAACATATGTTAGTTTACGTTCTTCGTACTCTTGTCCTCCATAAAGGTTTGAAAAGTCATACACCTTATTAGAGTAAGGAATACGTTCTTTCACCTTAATCTTAGAGGGTGTCCCTATATGTTTAGATGCAACAGTTAAGCCAAAATCGTTGTATGAGTGTTTCCCCCTAAATGCAATGCCGAATCTACTCATCAAAAGCCACCCTCCTTGAAGCTAAAAATGTACGTAAACCTTGGTTTTTATCAACGAAAGAACCAACTTTATCCTCAGCTAAAAAAATATCACCTGATTTATCAGCTATTTGTTTTAGTAGAGAGATGACTTTGGAGTCATCATAAATACCTTTGAAAATATCGTTATTATTTTTCATTGCCGATACTGCAGCACCTGTATTTATAGTTGCCATTCTCGAAGTGCCTAAAGCTTGTTCAGGAGTTGATGTTAATATCATTCCTTTAGAAAGGGTATCCAGTTCTTTATAAACTGATTTTGCATTTTCTCTGATACCTAACGCTATCCCTGCTGGAATCATCTTACCTACATCATCCCTCATCCGTCGAGAAGGAGAATGGATTCGTAACGCGCTCTTCATTGTGCTTGCAACGCTATTTGCAATACTTCTGGCTGTAGATAGTACCATGGCTCTACCAGCTAAAAGACCTTGATTTAAACCTGCCATTGCATTTCTTCCGACTGAATTAAATTGACCTCTAGTATTATTGAATGGTGTGATTAAATTAACTGCTAACATCCTCATTGTTTTGGTTTGATCGTTTGCTCCCGATTTCATTCTATCGAGCATACTTTTCATTGCTTCTTGTGTAACTTTAGGTAGCTTTTTAAGGGACTTTTCTATAATCTTGACTGAATCATCATGGCCTTTAGAAATTTGCTTAAAGTTCCTTTCAGAGCTTTCTAGGACAGATTTAAACATCTTTTGAACTGATTGTAGAACTGCATTACTACCTTGATTGATACCTAATACTAAACCTTCTGTAATTCCTGAACCCATCCTTTGGAATACTTTAGATGGACTGTTAATTTCTAATGCATTTTTAGCTGCGTTCGTTGAATCCTCAGCCATTGCTGTTGTAGCTGCACCGACTGCTTTAGAGTTTTTTTCGACTCCTTCTACCAATCCTTTGGGGATCATGCTGCCGATTTCATCAAAACCAGAGCTTTTAATTTGTTCTCTTAATGTCGATGAACCGTTATCTACGAAACTAACCATTACGTCAACGGCCTCGTCAAATTCGTTACCTAATGACGTTTTAAAACTATCTCCTGCTACTTCAGCACCTTTATCCATTAACTCAGCAAACTTTTTCAATTCGCTATCACTCATATTAGACACGACAGCTAATTCCGCTGCTGACTCTGGCCCCATTGTCTCTAACCATGACAAGAAGCCCTCATGACCCTCTTTTCCTGCCCAATCATACAACTTAGCAACGTTTTCACCCCATTGCTGCGTCATTTTCTGATTGTGTTCTAAGTTAGCTATCATCTCATCAGCAGAAACCTTTGATTCCTCGTTCATACGATCAAATGCATTTGTAGCATTTTCCACTAACTCGTCATATGCATTTTTCATGTTGTCGAATACTTCTTTGTGAAGGTCTCCTAATTCTTCATATGATGTTATCTGTCTTAAGTTACCTTCCTCGACTGCTGAGGCAGCATTTTCAGCAGATGCAATGATTTGCTCTTCTGTTAAACCATATTGTTTAGCTAATAATGCAAGAGTTTCCTTTAAAGCCAATTCTTTCTCATCTAGCTTTGCTACCTCGTCTTTGTACTTACCCGACTTGACAGCGCCTTCTTCTAATTTTCTATTCCATTCTTCGCGCTTTTCATTAATTTCATCAAGTTTCATTTGTGCTGTATTTTGCTCTTCTATAATTTCGGTTAGTCTTTCTTGCGCCGCCATACCAGCTTCTGTTTCTTTCATTAAATCAAGCCTAGCTCGCAACTCTTCTGATGACATACTTAATGCCCCTGCTTCTTCGTTATAAGCAAGGTTTAACCCATCTATTGAACCATTCAATTGTTCGATATAGGAATTAAGCATCGCCTTTTCTGCAGCTGATTTCTTTTCTTTTCCAGCGAGGTCTTCTATCTTCTTAGCTAGCTCCTCATTTGCCATTGCAGATGCATTAATCTCTGTTTGATTCTTTTTGTATGCTTCAGCGTTAGTATTAATTTCTTCATTTAAGGAATTTACAGATTCACCAAGTTTTTCAGTTTCCTCAGCGAGTTTCTTTTCTTCTTCACTCGTTTTATTAAACCATTTCACAAGTCCAACAACAGCGCCAACCAATGCACCGATACCAAGAGTAATCCAACCTATCGGTCCCATTACTAATTTTGTTGCTGCCGCCCAAGCAATTTTTGCTGCTGTAGCCAATTTAATCTTTCCTGACAGTACACCAATAGCAAGGGAACCTAAGCTAATAGCACCAGTATTAGCCATGGTAGCCAATGTATCTGCTCTAGTTGCACTTGTGCTTGCTATTTGAGCTACAACTTGAGCACGGGTAGCCAATGTTAAAGCCTGTTGTGATGCTGCCGCTGTTAACATTGCAGTATTTGAAGCTTTTACAGCAATAACGACCTTATTTATTATCAGTTGCGCTGCAAACGCAGCAGCCAAACTAATTAATACAGGAGACAATGCTTTCACTACCGGGAGAGTTGCACCCACTGCTGAACCAAATGCTTGCACAATCGGGGTAGCACTTTCTATAACAGAGCCAATCACTTTAAAGGATTGGTTTATTATCGCTTTTAAACTATCAATATTTTGGGCGATATCTTTCCCTGTTACCTTTTGAGATAACTTATCGAAAGATTTTATGATATCTGCAATTCCTTTAGCTGCGGCATTTCGCAAATTTCCTAGAGATGTAGCGATACCACTACTTGATGTCTTGGCACGTTCTGCAAATCCTCCAGTAGCTTGATCTAATTCAATTATTTTCGCGTTGAATTGGTCAAAAGTTATAGTGCCCTCTTGCAAAGCAGAATAAAGGTCATTTTGAGCAGATGCACCAGCAAAACCAAACGCTTTGGCCACCTCATTTAACGCTAACCCCATCGTTTCCTGCAATGTTCGCCACGACTGTAAATCAACTTCACCTTTCGCTAACATCTGTACATATTGCTCAAGACCACGAGCCGCATTAGCACTATCTGAACCAGATGCGATGAAAGCGTTATTTAGTGCAAGTGTTGCGTTGACTGCACCATCAAGGTCATTCGTCATGGTAGCAATACGCTGAGTAGTGGCTGCTACGGTATCTAGTGTGGTAGGTAATCCGTCTATACCAGTAGACAGCTTATCTATCGCTGCTTGTGATTCTTTCGCAGAAAAACCGACTTGCTCCATGATCACCGGGAATGCATTAAGTGTATCAAAACGAGATATCGCAGCGTCCATAGATGCTTTAAGCACTTCAAACGCTTTTGAAGCTAATGCCACCAATCCTAGAGAGATCGCTAACTCCTTAATACCAACTGAAGCGTTGTTAGTTTCGCGACCTACGTTTTCTACTTGGTCACTCGCCGCATTGACGTTGTGTGCCGCAGAGTTAGCGTTAGTGGATACATCATCTAAACTATTAGAAACTCCTTGTACTCCACTCGCTGCTTGTGCGCTACTGCCACCCAACTCATCAATGGCTCGGTCTGCTCCATCCAAGTTTCGACCCGCATCTACTCCACTGTCACTTAATCCCTCTAAACTACTTGCAGCACCTTGCACACCTCGTGCAGCTTGCTCACTGCTCACACCAAGTCCATCAACTGCGCTGTCGGCACCGTCCAGACTACGCCCTGCATTTGTACTACTTGCTCCTAAATCATCTACAGCATTACTAGCCCCACGAATGCTATTACCGGCGTTTGCACTACTGTTACCTAAGTCACTCAAACTGTCTGCTGAAGACTGTACACCTCGTCCAGACCGGGTTGCAGCATTTTCGAGATTATCCAATTCCCGTACTACCGTATTTATTTGCCTACCATCGACTTCAATCTCTATCCTAATTGAACCATCAGCCAATTATTCCACCTCCTTCTCTTCAAGTGCATACTTCCTCTGAAGTTTCTCCATATTGGTTTTATAATCAGGAGGATCACTATTTTTCGGTTTCCATGCTCTTATTTGAATAATTCTCTTCATAATCGTTTCGTCTGGTAATCCGTTGAGTAGAGATTGAAATTCATGCCAGTGCAGCTTTCCTTGCTCTTTATAAAGGTTCATTCCGTAGGCTTGTTGAAATGAGGCGTAAATAAATTCTGCATCTATATTTAAATCAATTAACTTCTCTTGTTCCTCTTGTATGGGCATTGGATTGCCTTTACGGTCATATTCTATTGAAGCCTCGACGTCTATTTTTATAAACTCTTGATAAATAAAGTTCCAGATATCAATTACATCTGATTTAGGAGTACTACCGATTAATAATCCTAAAGATGTTTCTGCTTTTTCAAGATCGTTTAGAACATTGTCAGAAAGAACATCAAAAACATCCAGAACATTATCGAAAGATAGATCAATCGAATAAGTTTCACCATTAAAAGTAAAATCGGTGATTAGAGGGTCATTTAACCTCACTCCGCATCACCTACTTCTTTTTGGCTTTTTTATTTAGATATTCTTTTTGTTTTTTCTTAGCTTCTTTTGAGCGCGATGCCTCTTGTTCCTCAATTCGTTGAGCGATGGCAGCTCCGACTACCTCTAACGCTCTATCTAAAGCTAAAATATCCGGATATTCTTTGTAGATTTTACGGAATGTACCGTCACCGAAAATAATGTCATATTGAGCTGCAATGAATTCCTTATTAACATCAAAAGCAGCATCAATCGTTTTTTCATCGAGATTCTCCACATTCATTTCTTCTGGAAAATGGATATGTTTTGCCTTCTCCTCAGCATCCTTTAGCTTTTTCTGAGCCAATTCATCCACATTGAAAAACCGTCTAAGATTTTCAAAAGAGCTATCGAACCACAGCTCTACAGAGCCCACTTTCACAGGAAACCCCGTTCTATTAATATCAATAACTAACTCTTTCGACATATAATAACCCCCATATAAAACGAGACGCCTTTAATAGTTGAAGGCGTCTCAGAAATAATTACTATTTTTTATTTAATATAAACATTAGCTCCATCTGTAGTTGGGTTAACCTCACTTACAGATGGAGCAGTTACTCCCCCGTTAAATCAGTTTCTTTCGGGATTGTATCGAAACGAATATTACAACTGAAAGTTTCATAGGCACTTGCATCGCCTGCACCAGCTACAATTGCTGAGACTGTTGCTCTACCTACCCATTCTTTCTTGCCATCTGCCGAAACTACTTTGTGCCAAACCTTACGGCCATCACCAGTTTTATATTTTAGACCAGCAATCAATGCTTGAGCCGGGTCCTCAGGGTCATAAAAGCCTTCTGGAGTGTAAGCACCAGCTACAGAAACAACATCCGTTTCAGGAGTTCCATCACCGTCATAGAATGCCTGCTCTTCCGTTCCTTCTTGTGTATCGTCACCGATTGTAGAAATGTATTTTGCAAGTTCTAACCATTCTTCACCTGGTGTTTCTGTACCTGGAAGATACGGCTGTAAAAAATGTCCTCTTAATGCATTTTTTCTTCTCATTCCTTATTCCTCCTTAGTATTAAAAACTGTTACTGTTGCTTGAATATCCAATAAAAAAACGAACCAACCTTGGTCATCTAATTGATTAATGAAAGGTTTGTTCGTTATTAGTAGCTCTTGGAATTCAAAGCTATTGTTATTGCTGTTTAATTCATCTAGCTTTTCTAATTCATCTTGAACCAGCCAAAGTGATTGATGTATCTTTGCTTGCGACTTCGATTTCATGGCAATTTCATAATTTAATTGCTGATCACTGACACCATCCATAAACTTTCTGATAACCTGTGAACCGGGTAAAGGATATACAACAAAAGATTCTTCTGCTCCTATATATCCCTTTTTACAGGTAAGTGGAAGGTTGGGTATCTGGTTAATTCTATCGGTCAGCCTTTCAATAAAATCCATTACCAGTCAGCTCCTTTGATAAACGCATTGGTCCAATCGTTCATGTGCAACCCTTTAGCTTTCATATCCCATCGTGGACCAGTACCAGGAGTGGTGTAGTTATGCATGTACATATAAAAGAGCCTTGCAGCATACTTCTGATGATAAGCAATACCGCCACCATCTACATCAATACTTTGAGCCTGCCTTAAATTGCCCTCATCCATTGGAATGAAAGGATTCATGTCTGCGGCTGCTTGATTCGCTAATGCTCTACGTCCATTTCTTTGTGCGCTTGGACTTAATTTACTTCTTACCCCACTTAAATTAACTGTTACACCCATTAGACCACCTCCAATTCATAGGAATAAATGGTGGTGCTATACGCTTCGTAAATAGGAATAACCTTTGTAACAATATGATCTTTATCATCAAATCGAAGCACTGATTGAGCTTTAAATTTTGGAATCGGAGTTGTTATGCCCTCATAACAAAAAACAACCGCATTATATAGCAGTTGTTTACCAGAAGCGTTTGAGCTATATGCTGCTCCTCTATCTATACGACAATTCTCTATTCTTACAGGTCTAGCATACTCAGGTTCAGACCAACTGTTTTCTCCCATATATTCTTTATACATAAAAGAATCAATAAGGAATTTATGGGGAGGCTTCGGCATCACCATGACATCACACCCCTAAACAATAAACCCGTACCCTCTAGGTATATATAGACATCCTCTGAGATTAAGGGCTTACTTTCATTAGCTCCACTTGGATTATATCTACTCGCATTAGAAACGCTTGTACGCCCCGCCTGAAACGTTTGTGGGGCATTGTTTATTTCTTCGAATGTTGTAGCCCCTAATACGTGAAAATATTCGATTTGAGTACATAACGCTTGTTTAAACTTATTTACACGCCATGTATTGTCCTTTTCTATGTTTACCCTTTGGTAAAAGTGACTCGTAACGTTATCGATTACCGCAGAAGCTTTTGGTAGCAATTTATCAAACTCATTCTCATCAATATCACGCTTACTTATTTCTTTAAACTCCTCATAAGTTAAATAAGCCATAGTTATTCTCCGCTTTCGGGTACTGGCTCAGTTAACGTCAATACATGAGTGTCCTTTTTTGCACCATCAGCCGTTGTCACTGTAGTTGTATAAGTACCAGCAGGCACATTTTCAGCCCATGAGATTAAACCACTAGCATTGACAGATAAGCCGCTAGTAGTTGGTGCGATGGCATAAGTCACAGCTTTATTTGTAGCGTTGCTAGGTGCTATTGTCGATGATAATTGTCTTGTTCCTGCTGTTCCTGCTTCTGCATTTGAAGTTTTAGGTGATAAAGTTACACCTGTTACTGCAATCGGTAGCGTTTTAAAAGATGGAATATCAACTCTTTCAGATTCCCTCTCATCTTCTACACGCACCACTTGATATTCTCCACTAGCAACATTTGTATTCGGGTTAATTCCTGCAATTGTAAGAGGGCTTTCACCCTCTACAACCACGGTATCACCTTTGTAAATTTTGTATGGCATTATATCACTCCTTTAATCATGATAGGTCAATGACTGCCCCGTCAGTCGTTGGCGTGACATTGTCAATAACGGGGTTTGTTACTCCCCCAATAGAGTCACCTTAAGAACGGCTTTTTTGTTGGCCGGAAGAATAAACTCTCCTGCTTTACCAGCGCCCTGGAAAGCAACGCCGTCAAAGTCTTCTGATTCGATAGTACGAGTTGTGTTGATACCAGTGAATTGTTTACCAACACCAGCGATAGATGTATAAGCTAGTTCACCTGTTTGGAATTTTGTTTCTGGTACCTCTTTAATTTGGAACCCTTTAAACATCAAAATGTTATTAGCATCAACGTTTGCACCTGAACGTTTTGCTGAAGTAGTTATAGGATGGTCAACGATCGCATTATACAATTCTGGTTTAACCCATGCTATTTTAGTTCCCACTGCTTCCATGTTCACATAAGCATTCGATAAGTCATTGAATAGCTTAAGTACTGAATCATTTGTGATTGAAGCTATTTCTAAGGCTTTGTCAGCAATCTCTGATATAAATAAGCCGCCTTTATTATCAAACATTTGAACTTTAGCCTGCGCTTGTAACTCTGAACGATCTGCGATTGTTGCATTAAAATCATTATTAACTGTATGACGGTCAATGCCTTCGTGGAATACCCATTCCCATGTATAAGGTACATCAGTGTCTGTGTAGATGATTTCTTGACGTTCTCCAAATCGAGTTGATTTACTTGTCCCTGTTCCAAAACCAACATTAGGGTCTTTATTGTATTCCGTACCAATAACTACTGGAATATCACTTGTTTTGATGGAGAATGCTGTTTTGTTATGAGTAACTCCATCCAGAGCTTCAAGACCACCACCGAAGAACTCCGAAAAATATGCTTGCTTTTGATATACAGCTTGTAATAACTCCTTAAATTGTTTCTGATAACTACGTACTGCTAGATTATTGTTTTCTCCTGCCATTTTTCATTACCTCTTTCTTTTAATTGTATTTTGCCAGTTTTGCAGCAAACGGATCATCATTTCCACCCGCTGAGCCACCTTGTGGATTACCACCTGCCACAATTTGAGGTGTTGGGTCACTGGGCTTTTCTTCTTCAAATAAATAAGGATCACTTTCTTTGATGGTATTAAGTTGAGCATCCAAACCAAGAAGCTTATCTCCATCCAATTTGATAGATTCCAAGTCTAAGAGTGCTTTAGCTGCCTTGGGATTACGTACTTTCGCTCCTGTAAGGGCATCTTTTAGGGCATAATCAAAGGATTGTTTCTGAAGTTTATCTTCATACTCCGTTTTTGTATTGCTGTTTTCTTCCTGCAAGTCTTGAATTCTTTGTTGCAATGCTTCTGCATCAACTTTCTTCAAGTCTTCAAGCTGATTATCCCGACTGGTAATTTGCTCTTTTAAATTCTTGATATCCTCAAGCTTGTCATTAAACTTATCTTTCGGAATCCAATTACCATCAGAAATAACTGCAAGTTTATTTTCTCCTGCTTTCTCCACGACCTGATTATAAAGTTCTTCACCTAATAACTCTTGTAAATCCATTACTATCAATCTCCTTATTAATGTTTTTTAGCGTGTCACACCTCACGCTTAAGGATGCGCTTAGTTTTGCCCTAAGCCTTTAAAATGGGCATAATAATAGCGCCTAACAACTCTCATGCCAGGCGCTTATTTATCATAAGAAAAACCCTCCAACAATGTTGATAAGGGTGTGTATACTTTCTCTCTTTTATAATTTCTTCTGAGATAGTCACCATTTTTATTTAGATGCTCCCTCATTGCTGCTTGCCTACGTCTCACCATCATTCTCCAATAATCTGCTTTATCGCTACCTAGTTCCTCAGCAATCATAAGATTCTTTTTATATTTAACTATTTCTCTCTCAATTCTGCGTTGTGTATCTCTAGCCTGAGCAACCTTGGCGTTTAGATCAGCTTCGTAATGTTGTTGATTATTGGTATTTACACCTGGAATAAAAGGAATATGCAAATGACGACAATTGACGCCCCTGTGACCGCCTGCTGTTCCGTATTCAGCGCCCCAAGAAGGGTCGTAAATTGATTTATACTCACTATCTTCTGGTATGTCACTAGGCATTCTTAAATCAACGACATTCCCCTGAATAGCAGAGCATTGCTTCCTTGCTCCTACATGACTAGTAACAACCACTGTATAAACGCCATATTCGCTCATACGCTGTGTTCTCAATTCATTGTAGGTATTTCCTAGCGTAGACTTTAAAACCGTTCTAACGTACCCTTCAAGGCTCCAAGTGTTATTACCTCTATCCGTTAGAGTGGTGCGAATTCCTTTTTGAGCTAAATCGGAAATTGCTCTTTCGAGAGATTCCTCGAATGTATAAATGCCTGTATTGAACATTGCAGCAGTTTGATTTAATACATTTTGATAAGCTTTTTGAGCAGTTCCTATCCCAAAATTAGTTGTAATAAGCGTTTGATTGACGTAGTTTTCAATATCTCCCCAAGCTTGTTCATGATAAGCCTGCATAATCATATCCAAATTACTTGGCATAGGTTTAGTTGGGTAAGGCATGCTTTTATCAATATCTTTAATAATGCCCTTGCCGGCATCCTCAAACATGCGTTTAATTTCCTTCTCAGATACATTTGTAACTTTAGAAAGGAGAGTTATTACCTCGTTATTAAACAACCTTAATTCATAGAGTTTCTGAGCTTGCCAATCTGTTAAATCCCTAGAGCCATTCTTAAAGCGTTTGATGAGTATACGTATTATTTCACCTTCTAGTGAATTATAGAGCTCAGCCATATTCCCAGACCATAAATCTAGTTGAGTTGGAGTAATTTTAGGTTTATCCACTTAATCACGACCAGATGTCTTTAAAAACTCTCTTGTGGTTATTCTACTCAATGCAAGATAGCACCTAGAAATCATTTGGACACCTAAAAAGTGACCTATCCTATGGCGTATACCTAATTCTTTGACACAATCTAGATCTGATAATTCTGCCCATTTTTTATACATCTAATCACTCCTCATCACCAAGATATTTTCTAGTTCTCTGATAATCTATGTTGGCAGGCTCCATTCCTAATTGCTCTGCTTTAATTTCCTTAAGCCATTGTTCTGCGGTGTCTTTAGGAATCTTAAATACACGTTGGATAATCTCAACTGATGGAGCTAATCCAAATGTTTTGGCTTTCCCGTAGAATGTTAATAAAGCTTCCCTATCCTGAAACACTCCATCATCAAAATCGACACCTATATGCTCGAATGTGGGGATATCACCATCAAACAGGCTTTTCCCATTCCAAGTAGTTGCTTTGGCAAGTTCTAGGACAGAAACAATAAGACCTTTGATAAACTTCTCAACTTCATTCACATGATTATTTCTGGTTCGATAAGTTAAATCATTCTCGCTTACTACTTCGGTAGCTGTTTTCATAGATTTGCCATCAAATGAGAAGGTGCCAACGGATAGTTTCAGTTCCATTTCCAAGTCTTTTAGTGTTCGATTTATTGCAGCAACATACTGTTCTGTACGAATATCGTTAGTTACATCTTTTACAAATTCATCATCTGTAGCCAGTTTCATTGCTTTAAAGACATTCACATCAGGGTCAAAAATCTGTATTGGAGGTAATCCGTTTTCATCTGGTACCAAACTCAACATCTGGTCACTTACAAATACCGTTCTTTGCCCCATTCGAATCTCCCAATGAAATTGATCTATAGCATCATTTATTCGTTTCAGTGTGTCTTTGCTGTTATCTGTTATTCCTAATCCAAGAGGGCTGTGAGGATTAATATTGTTAAAACCAAACGGCTTAAGATAATTAAAAATTGGTCTAGTCAAGCCCTTTAGCTCCACACTCTCCATTAAATCCTCATAAAGCTCGTTCAATGGCACTCTCTTACCAATTTCACTTTTGTTATCAGACTTATATAATTCATTGGTGATGAAATACTGTCCTTTATTCCATTCGTGAAATTCTAAAAGGGTATAATATATTGCCTTCCCCTTTTCCATCTTCATTGTGACGAATTTCATTACACCTTCTGATATTCCATTGCTGTTGTTTCTTAGAGGATAAAAGGCATTAGCTAAAGCCCATGAAAATTCAATTTCACCGCTCTCTTGGTCAACGTAGGGTCTAACCGCTAAACCACCAATAGCAAACATAGGGTCAAGATACTTAGCTAGGTTCTTTTTAAAGTCATTGTGCTCGAAAACATGCTGAATAAAGTCATTAGCAGACTTATAAGTATTAGCCTTCTCATCTTCATCCTTATTGTCTGATACTACAATTTCACATTGTTCATTAAATACTAAGCCGGACAATAATTCTGCGCTTAATTTAACCATATTAATGGTCCTGTACTTTCTCTTTTGCTTTACTCCATTGGAATTAAAGTATTCTACATCAGGATATTCCCCTTTGTATTCACTTAGATTCCTTTCAATCCTAGCCAATTCATTAGGATCGATATTAATCTTCGGATGGTCATTGATGCTTTTCAAAGTCTCACCTGACAAAGCGTAACCTCCTCTCTTAAATAAGTTTTTAATGCTGTCTATTAGCCCCAAACTCTCACCCCCTAACCTTTCAATCTCCATTCTCTTGCATTAGCCACACATGCATATTGAAATTGGTCAACCGTATGGTCATCTTCCTTAATAACTTTAGGGTCATCTGAATTAAGTGTTTTCTCATCAAATTGGTACTTCTTATGTTCCTCAATGAAAATATTGTTGCTATCTGCATACTTCATTCCGGTTTTAAAAGGATTTTTTAGATAATAAAAACGCCCCTGAGCTAATAAGTCATGGACGTGATCAATCATATCTATTTTCTTTTTCTTGGCTACAGGTAACAAATGCTGTCCATAGTCCCTATAGTATTGATTCCTCAACGCTGCCTCTGCACTATCTATTGTTCTCTTTTGAATCCTAGCGCCCTTCCAGTGCTCACAGGTTGAGGTCTTAGTAATAAACATATGAATCTGCTCAGACAACTCACTTGGAGCCATCTTCTTCACTTGTCCAGCTGGGCTGTAATAATAAGTATTCAGCAAGATAACTTTCCCTTTTGCTGTTAATCCATAACAACCACATGTAGTCGCTGACACGGAATGACCAGTATCCAGCGAGTAATACAAAGCTATTATTCTATCATCAGCGAATAGTGTTTCTCGCTCTTTAAATAGATTCATATTGTAGACATTCATTCCAAGGCCAACAGGCTCACCAAGGTATAAATAGCGATAATAGTCGTAGTCGTTATTTTTAATCCTTTCTATATCCTGCAGCATCTGCTCAGTAACAAAACCTAACTCATCATTCTTATAACTAGAATCATGAACCAGGTAGTTATCTTCACCCTTCATGCTATCCGACCACTCATTTATCCATGAATAAGGATTTCTTGGTGGGTTATAGGACCAAAAGAAACGGACGATATCAGCTAATGGATGTTTTTGTCTCATGAATGTTGTATTAGTCTGGTCAAATTCCTCAGCATCCTTAAACTCTGCTGCTTCTTCATACCACACACCAATAATATTTCCGATATCATTTGATTTCAGCTTCTGGAAGTCGTCTTGTCCATAAAAGTAGAAAGTTGAACCTGTAATTTGATGAGTTAACTTCAAAGGAGCGACACTATCTTTGAAATCACCTGTTTTTCCAATAGTGAAGTCAAACTTACGTAAAGCCCACTGAATCTTTAAAAACACACTATCTCGTAAAGATGCGCCAACCTTTCGGATAACAACAACATTTGCCTTTTCACCTTTAGATATATAACGCAACATCATATATGCAAGCATTAAGACAACTACGGAAGATTTAAATGAGTTACGGCCACCTCTAAGAATGTTGTAGGGCTTCTTCGTTTTCCACACGCTTTTAAAATGTGGATTAACTTCTTTTTGAATATCGATAGTGACCTTATTCATCGTCATCGCTCCATGCGTCAACTATATTAATAACAGGAGGAGCACCATTTTTATCATCATTAGATATTTTCTCGATTTCAGCCTTCGTCTTATCTACATTCAACCTCATTTGCTCTATCTTGATGCGTCTTTCATCATCCTCATGAGCCATATCTAAGAACTGCTTAATCAAACTTCTAAGCTCACTCATAGCTCTTGATTGAGCATTTAGCAAAGTAGCATGACGGTCCCATGCAAATTGGAATTCATACTCTTCCTCGGTAACATTCTTTTCTACTCCGCCGCCCTGATCTTTAGGGATTTCATGATACTCATACTTTGCTTTCTTAAGCTCTTTAATCATTTCATTCTTAGATTCAACATGCATAATATTTTGTGCCCTTAAAATGGCAGCGTATTGAATCTGTATTTGATCATGAATTAAATCAGCAGGAGAACGTTCCTCCATCTGTTCAATGATTTCTAATGTCTCAGCAGGAAGGAATTTGGAGAAGAATCCGTGCTTCTCAGAAGCCTTGTTCCGTTTTGTAAATTGATTCTTTGGAGCTGGATTTCCACTTCTATTCCGAGGTGCACCCTTTTTCTCAGGGGTTGCAACCTTCATCTTTTTGGTTGCATCCTTTTTCGTTGGATCTCTTGACCATCCTTCACGGCTTTTTCTGCTCTTTAATGTACCGATTTTTACATCATGTTTTTCAGCAAGCGCCTTTAATGTAGTTTTTGATGTCTCAAATTCTTTTCTTATTTCATCCCAATTCATTACATGGCACCTACCTCCTGTCTATTTTTTGCAAAGAAAAAAGCACCCTCGAAAGGATGCTAAAGTTTAACCTTTGTATTCTTCTACTGAGAACGTTATAACTTTGTCGAAATTATAATAAATCCCCGAAGATTCATCTTTAATCCACTTATCTCTTTGAAGTTTAGCGATTGCATTATTCAAATGGTTATGTTCAATAATAGCAAAATCATTTTTACCATTTTCAAATTCAAAACGCACTTGGAATTTTTCCATCAGTATCCACCGCCTCCGGGATCACATTTTAATCCCCCTGGAGGTGGGTCAAACTTCCATCCTCCTGGAGGTGGGTCACTATGCCAACCACCTGTTGGAGGGTCTAATCTTTTTCTTCCTCCACCTGGATCAATTCTCATTTCAAAAGCCCCCTTCGTTTTTTAATAGGAATCGAATAACAATCATCACAGACACCATCATTATCAAGATATTCATGTTCATCAGTGATTACCGTTTTACACTTAGAGCAAATCCAATGTTGTTTTACTTGCTCCATATGCATTCATCCCCTTTTTATAACATAATTCGCCAAAATATGGGGAAATCCTCCTATTAATTCACCGAAAGGTGAGCAACGCACAAAAATAGAGGAAGCAGCTTGTTTAACTGCCTCCCCTGTCCTGCCTTTAATTTTAGCAGGCTGATTTATGATTAATCAATTTCGAATCTTTTGTACCGTTTGTACCGGTTGTTTCCTTTTCCATTCTTTCAACAATAGAATCTTTTATTCTAACAATTTGTGTATGCGATAATCCCATATGTTTTGCAATCCATCGATATGATTTACCTTCAAGAAGCCAGTGAAGCACTTCTCCTTCACGATCATTATCAATTGCTGGGATAAGGTTCTGTATAAACTTTACCTTATCCTCATACTGAGCAATCTTCTTATAACGTTTCATTCTTCTAACAGTCTCTTTATATACAGGGTCACTGGTTGTTCCTTGAGCCTTTGGCATGGAAGATTCATCACCATACTGAGCTGTTAACCCCTCTCCTGCATCTTTCATTGAGTCCCTCAAAATCATTATCGAGTTCATCATCCAATGGTAATCCTTAAGTATCGATTTTATTTGTTTGCTGGCAGCTTCTTTCAAGAGGACCCCTCCCATGATATAATTGTTTTGGGTTAGCCGGGAGAGATCCTGGCTTTTTAATTTCTAATGATGAAATGATACTCCTCAGCTAAATCCATTAAACTGTCAAAACTCAGAAGACTTAATGTCTCTTTTCTAAATCCCTTTACTGAAAGGAAAGTTTCAACATTTTTCTGTAGCCTTGTCCTTTCTCTGCTAGCAGTTAATTGTGCTCCAGTCAATTTAACCAACTCCTTTTATAGATCATCATCATCATCATCTTCATCTTCATCTTCTTCATCAATCTCAAATGCCAGTTTAAAGGCACTTTCCATATATTCAGTTCTTTTTCTTATTTCATCGATTGACATTTGCGAATAGTCTGGTTCTGGAATAGTCACAAATCTTTGTGCTTCCATTATTGCCTTTTCGCGTTCTGTTAATTCCTTTGCCATTTAGTACACTCCCTCTATCTTATATTTCTTAAGAGAACTACCAATTCTCTATTATGTTTCAACCATCAATTCCTATCCTTCCCTTGTTAAATAATACAAATTATGTTAATTTTTAATTAACTAATAACATAAGGGGAGTACCGGAATGATTCGTTTGATATTATTTTTTATAGGTACACTAGGTATTACCTTTGGAACATTTACAAATTTTATTAATGGTTGGTCATCTGATTCGCCTAGTTCAACCACTCAAATTATATTTTTTATTGGAATGATATTTGCCCTTTTAGGAGCTGGGTATGAGATACGTAAGCTTCAAGAAAAAGGTAAGGATAAAGAAAGTTAACATAACCTACCTTTTGTTTACTTCGACTCCAACAGCTTTTAGTGCTGCTAAACAGATCGCCATTGGTGCTGTATCTGCAAATACCATTTGAACGTTATTAGGGATGAATACATGTGCTTGATATTTTGGCTCTAAATCTTTGTATTTTGTAACCTTAATATCGTAAGGTAATTTCTCTACCACCATCCAAGCATCCTGAATTTTAGTTGAAGGAGAAAACTCCTTGCCAACTATCACAATGTTCCCTTCCTCGTCTATAGCTTCACAAGTATCAATATTTTTATATTTATAGACTTTCCACTTCATAATCTTTTCTGCAATCAAACTGTCAATTTTTCTTTCATTCATCCTCGTTTCCTCCTAATCAACTGATCTATTAAATGAGCGAGCCATCAATAATTAATACTTCATTTTCTTGACACAAAAACTCATCCACAACCTCTTCCACTGGAATAAGTTTTTTATTCTCTCCAGGAGCTTGTGCAAACTTGGCAAGGGCGTATTCGCGGCTAACCTCATTAATATCAAGAGAGCCATCATCTTCCGCAATATGTTTAATATACTTTTCCTTTGCGGATTCTTTATTTTCTGCTTTAATCAATGCATAATATGGATCATGTATTTCGTAAAATTTCATTTCATCCAACTCCTTTAAATTTAGTAATCAAAACTATCAATTTGTTTC